CAAAAACGAGAAAATGTTATTAAAAAATATGCCCAGCAATATCGCTGTGCCTTTCTACTTATTAAATTCACAAAGAGCTAATGTAAAAATAATAATAACTAAAAAATCTTTTTAATTATGGAATCAGAAGAACTAATGAGATTAGAACAAGCGCTCTGGAAATTCAAATCAGAAAGACAATTAAAATGCTCCAAAAAAGAAAAAGAAGCGCTAATTACTACAATAGTATTAATAATTGAAGAAATACAGAAAACTAAAAATATAAAAAACAGATAATTATGGCAGCAACAAAATTTTCAGTAATCACAACGGGAGACAATCCTACGTCTCATGTAATGGTAAAAGAAATACCAACAGAATGTACATACAAAATAGCAGTAACAATTGCAAAAGCAGTCGTACCAAAAAACGAGCGTATAATAGCAGTAGTAGAATCATGGAAATTATATCCTAACGAAAATGAAAAAACCGAAAAAGATTAGAAATTATGAAGCAGACGGACATATTTTCAATACATTTCAGGAGTTAAAAAACTATGTGTACTTTCACACATCAATAAAAATGAAAAAAATATGTTATGAACTAGAAGAAGATGTTATTACAAAAAAATACATCTTCACAAAACAAGAAAGGAGGTTAATATGTGAAAAAACTTATGACAAAGACAACGAAGATTTAGAAAAATGGAATCAAAAACAACTTAAATTATTTTAAACATGCCTAGAGAAGTATTCGGAATAGTAATATTACTATTAATAATCGCCTTCATAGGCGGAAGTTATTTATACATTAAAAATGGAAACTTATGAAAATCAACGGGACGCAATGGGTAGAAATTATCCGAGCTATTTCGACCGCAATAATTGCAATCATTACTACGCTTTGTGTGCAAAGTTGCACAATGAGTTTAAGCGTCAGCAAAAACAATCAAAACTCAACGCAAAAGACCGACCAAACGACAACGTCAAGCGTTGATAGTACAAAAATTAATATTAATCCTAAAAACTATTAAAAATGGAAAAAGAATTTAACGACATGAAAGATGTATTCAAAGTATTACCAACAACACAAGAAGAAAAAGAATACATGATTGTAATTGGAAACCATTTAGCAACAACTGAAAAATTTCCAACACGTGAAGCAGCAGAAGAAAAAATCAACTCCGTAGATTGGAATCTAGTTGCAGCAATGATATATGCATGTAAAGAGGCAGACGAATACGAAAAAAAACTCAAACGTACCGGGAAAAAAGTCGCAAAAGGAATTGTTAACGATACTAAAAAAAAGGAGGACTAAACCATGGCAATAGAAAAAAACATTGGTAAAAATACCATAGGAGACAATAACAAAATGTCAGTTAGTCTACATGACTACAACATGTCAACACACGACTTATCAACAATTGTAAGAAACACACAAAGCCCAGGAACACTAGTTCCAAACCTGTGCCTAGTAGGACAAAAAGGGGATACATTCGATATTGACGTAGATTCAAATGCACTCACACATCCAACAACGGGACCTCTATTTGGCTCATTCAAACTAGAACATCACATGTATACTTGCCCGGTAAGGCTGTACAACAGTTGGTTACACAATAACCGGACAAAAATTGGGCTAAACATGGAGCAAGTAAAATTACCTCAAATAAGTGTAAACATAAAAACATTAACAGACACACCGTCAAACGAAGAAAAACAATGGATACAAGTAAATCCAAGTTGCCTACTAGCATACCTAGGGATCAGAGGATACGCGAACACGCCAAAAAGTGGCGAAAAGTCAGTAAGCAAAAATGCGTTACCTATACTATCATATTTTGATATATTTAAAAATTACTACGCAAACACACAGGAAGAAAACTTTTATATGATTGGAACATCTCCAAAAATAACCGCAACAATAAATAGTAATCCAATTCCAAACGCTGACAACATACCGCAAATTCTAGGAGAAATAACAAGCGGAAAAACAATCACAATAACTCCGGCTACAATAACCGAAAAAGAACTAATGCTGAGAGTTAAAACATCACAAAACGCAAGAGAACAAGTGTTAACTCCATCAAAAATAGGAAATTTCAGTGTACAAACAGACGAAGTAAAAATTGCAATAACCAAAATACCGGCAGGGCAAACATGGTATGTAACAGCGATATATTCAACAAAAAGAACATCACTAGAAAAATTCCCGTTGGAAAATCTAGACACAATCAGGGATAATATATTAATGACTCCTGGAGATACCGTATTTGACTTAGCAAATTCAAAAATGAGTGTAAGGCCATTTATAAACTTTGCAGAAAGAACAAGAGAGAAGAATCTAACAACAAATAGCCCACAATACGGACTATGTCTAAAAACATACAATAGCGACTTATATCAAAATTGGATAAACACCGAATGGATAGAAGGAGTGAACGGAATTAACGAAGCAAGTGCAGTAGATGTGGCAGACGGCATACTATCCATGGACGCACTGAATCTAGCACAAAAAGTATATAATTTCCTAAACAGAATCGCAGTAAGCGGAGGAACTTACAGAGATTGGCTAGAAACAGTATATACAGGCGGGAATTATATGGAAAGATGCGAAACGCCAATGTTTGAAGGGGGTGTAAGCCAAGAAATCGTATTTCAAGAAGTAATAAGCAACAGCGCAAGCCAGGACGAACCATTAGGAACGCTAGCCGGAAGAGGCGTAACAACAGGAAGACAAAAAGGCGGACACATTCGAATCAAGGTAACGGAACCATGCTACATAATGTGTATATGCTCAATCACGCCACGTATCGACTACGGACAGGGGAACACATGGGATAGTTACCTAAAAACCATGAACGATTGGCACAAACCAGCACTTGACGGAATCGGATACCAAGATTCATTAAACGGAGAAAGGGCATGGTGGACAGATTACCTATCAGACGGACCATTACTCGCAAGAACAGCAGCGGGAAAGACTGTGGCATGGATAAATTACATGACAAATGTAAACAGAACATTCGGAAACTTCGCGCCAGGAATGCCAGAAAGTTTCATGGTACTTAACCGCAATTACTCAATGGCAACAAACGGACAGATAGAAGATTTAACAACTTATATTGACCCAGTAAAATTCAATTACATCTTTGCAGACACAAATCTAGACGCTATGAATTTTTGGGTACAAACAAAATTTGACATCAAAGTGAGACGCCTAATCAGTGCAAAACAAATTCCTAATCTATAAAAATTATAACATCATGAAGTATTCAAATCCAACAAAAAACAACGGAAGATTAGACTCCGTAGAAATATATGAAGGTGAAAGCATTGAAACAAAATGCGCAAGAGTGCTGGAAAACGGTGAACCAATCACAGACACCGCACCAATAATTTACACAGCAAAAGAAGATGGAGTATTGCCAGCATACAACATCCGTACGGATAGGTTCGATATTGCAATGGATGCCTACGACAAAATGACAAGAAATATAGCGAAAAAAGAAATAGCGCCTAAGCCAGGAGATTTCGGAGACGTGCCTAATAAAGCAGATGGAGGGTCACCAAGTGAAAATTAAACTGTTTGAAAAGGTATTTTCAAAGCCTTGTAGGTAACAAGCACTTCGGAGTATTGTCCGGTTTAATTACCGGATAATACACGAAAGTACGCACCTACAATTTAATATCAAGTAATAAGAATATCGCTTTGAAACATCAAAGCGCGAAAATGTAAATAATTATGATAGGAGCAATAATGGGAATAGGAGGAGCTCTAATGGGAGCACTCAATGCAAATAGTGCAAGTAACCAAAGTTGGCAGAGACAACACGAACTAATGGAAATACAAGCAGAATTGAATAGGAAAAATGCCAAATTCAATACAATGCAAGCAAAGGAAATGTGGAATTATACCAACTTTGAAAACCAAATGAAACACATAAAAGAAGCAGGACTAAGTCCAGGGCTAATTTATGGAATGGGAGGACAAGGAGGCTCGACACAAGGAGCAGGAACAGCAAGCGGAGTAGGACTGCCTCAAGACCAATCGGTAGGAATGGGTCTAAGAGCACAGGAAATCGGAATAGAAATGGCAAACGCACTAAGCCAAATAAAACTGAATGAAAGCCAAGCTAACAAAAACGAAGCCGAAGCAAATAAAATCAAAGGCGTAGATTCAGAAGTACAAAAAGCTACCATTGACAACCTGATAGCACAGACCGCAAACGAAAAAATAAAACGAGGACTTATACTAGGACAAATCAGAGTAGCAGATGCCGAAGAAGAACTAAAAAGGAATACCGCAGATTGGACGAAGGAAAAAGCCGAAGAAACACGATGGAACGTTAAAAGCCTCAAAAAAGGAATTGACAAACTAACAGCGGAAATTGACGGTTTAGACCTCGATAACAACCTCAAAAGAAGAACAATCGAAAACAAGGTTAAAGAAAGCGCTCTAACACTTCAAAATCTAATGTCCGAAATACTACTTAAAGGAAGCCAACGAAAAGTCAATGAAGAGGAAGCAAAAGCAATTCCGGCACGAATTCTACAAGGATGGGATGAGCTTATCAAAAAAGGAGAAGCACTCAAAATCCAAAAAGAACAAATGGAAGCCTATGCACAAGACGTAATAAACAAATACGAACTAGGCAAAAAAGGTCTGGATATTGAAGAGCAAAAGCTCGTCAAAGACATTGTACTAGGATTGCTCGAAATAGCTTTAAAAGGAGCAGGAGCAGCACAAGGAGTAAAAATAGGTAAATAAGTATTTAATAATTATGTGCCTATATCCTAAACTCATACCAAATAAGCGGTATCTGCCAACTAAAAAAAATGGCGGAATACCGCCCATTTGTCCTGACGAAAGACTACGCTATGTAACAGCAGCATGCGGGGACTGTTACGAGTGTAGAAAACAAAAACAAAGGCAATGGATAGTAAGAATGTCAGAGGAAAACAGGCAAACACCAAACGCCTATTTCCTAACACTGACAATCGATGATAAATCATACAAGCAAATAAGTAAAAAATACAAATTAAAAGATAATAACGACATCGCAACAAAAGCCATAAGATTATGCCTAGAGAGAGTACGGAAATTAACCGGAAAATCCGTAAAGCATTGGTTTATTACAGAACTCGGACACGAGAAAACGGAAAGATTACACCTTCACGGGATAGTATGGGGCTTGGGAAATGACAAGAAAATAATAGACAAGTGGAAATACGGAATCACATTCACCGGATATTTTGTAAATGAAAAAACAATCAGATACATCACAAAATACATGCTAAAAATCGACGAAAAACATCCAAAATTCAGAGGGAAAGTATTATGCTCGGCAGGAATAGGGGCAGGATACCTCAAGCGAGAGGATGCCAAAAAGCATGTATACAAACAAGGCGAAACAAACGAATCATACCGAATGAGAAACGGTGGAAAACTTAATCTACCAATTTATTACAGAAACAAAATATTTACAGAAGAAGAACGTGAAAAACTATTCCTAGATAAAATCGAAAAAGGAATTGTATACGTACTAGGCATTAAAATAAACCTAAAAACGGAAGAATCAAGATATATGGGAGTACTCGTAAGCGAGCGAGAACGATGCGAAAGACTATATTACGACAATCCAAAAGATTGGGATAAAAGAAAATATCTCAACAGACTTAAAAAACAACGTCAATGGAAGGAAACTAAAGCAACTATAGTTGCCGAGAAGCTAAAGAAAAAAGAGAAAAAAAGCGAAAACCAATTCAGTAACGATATAGATTTATTCACCAATCTATATTATAACAACCATTCTTACACATAAACTACGCATCCGATTAGATAAGAGTGTATAACGGGAGGGTGAGGTACGGCTTCAACCAAAAGGCGGCTACCTTAAAACCGGGATAAGGAATGACGGGCACCCGACCTACGGTCGTGGTGTGCGGCTCCGCCGATACTAAGGTACTAGACGTTAAGGAGGGCTATGCGCCCTCTATTGCTCCATCACCGCTCAAACGCCACGGAGGCTTAAAGATACTATTGCTAATTAAAGTTAAATACTTCAGATAAATAACAGAAAATTCTGCAGAATCAAAAAAAATGAGTATATTTGTAGTATAATAAAAAACAAGGAGGTAAATATGTTGATAATAAACTATCTAAATTACAAAAACGAGAAAATGTTATTAAAAAATATGCCCAGCAATATCGCTGTGCCTTTC